ATTAAAATTAATGACAAAGGCGAGTTTGAACAATTCAAACAACGTCGCTCTGCTGGCTCTAGCGCATGGCAATCTGAAGCATGGGAATATTATGATGCTATTGGAGAAATTAAATACGCATTTAATCTAGTTGCTTCCGTTGTTTCTCGTATTCGTATCTACGCTGCCGCTGTAGACAATGCTGCAGAAGCTCCAGCACCAGTAGCACTATCTAATACTATTGACCCACGTTTAGCAGCTGCTGCAGAGCGAGCACTTGCTCGTTTAGATTCTGCATATGGTGGACAAGCAGGGCTTCTTCGCGACGCTGCACTAAACATTTCAGTTGCTGGTGAATGTTATTTAGTTCAAATGCCAGAACGTGTTGGTTCAGGAATTCCAGAGTCTTGGGATATTAAATCTGTAGACGAGATAATGACTGACACTCGTGGTGGATTTAATGTTGTTGGTCGTAGGGAACAAAGTATTGGTGGAAATATGACATCCAACAATAAACTTTCTAAGAGTGCATTCGTAGGTCGTATCTGGCGTTCACACCCTCGTTACTCAGATGAAGCAGATTCATCACTTCGTGGTCTTCTAGATCTTTGCGCAGAACTTCTACTTCTTAATAGAACATTCCGCGCTACTGCACGTTCACGTCTAAATGCTGGTGCACTTTATTTACCAGATGGTTTGGCAGTTGCAGCAGGTGGCGACCCAGATTATCCATATGACACAGATACTGAAGCGAATCCAGGCTTTACTGCAGAAGAAGCAGAAGATGAGTTTGAAGAGCAACTAATCGATGCGATGACAACTCCGATTCGTGACGAAGAGTCCGCATCCGCAGTTGTTCCTCTTATTATTCGTGGTCCTGCAGAACTTGGCGACAAGATTAAGCAGTTTAAGTTTGAGCGTTCATTCGACCCAGCACTTGCTTCTCGTGCTGACAGAGTACTAGAAAGAATTCTACAAGGATTAGATGTTCCTAAAGATGTAGTTACAGGATTAGCAAATGTTAAGTATTCCAATGCACTTCAGATTGACGAGTCACTATATAAGGCACACATTGAACCATTGATGTTATTAATTGCTGATGCTTTAACTGTCGTTTACTTGCGCCCATATCTTAATGCACAAGGTTTTAGTGCAGCAGAGGTAAATAGAATTGTTGTTTGGTATGACCCATCAGCAGTTGCTACTAGAAATGATAAAGCAGCCGATGCTGACTCAGGATTTGACCGCGGTGCTATCTCTTACGACTCATGGCGCCGTGCACATGGATTCTCATCTATGGATGCACCAACACCAAATGAACTTGCTATTCGTATGCTCTCTGAAAAGGGTTCAATTGGTCCAGAGTTAACAGAGGCAATGTTAAACACTGTTGCTCCAGAGATGATGGGTGCAGTTAGAGATACACAACAACAAAACTCTGTTGCTCCTTTGCCACCAGAGGTAGAGCAAGCACTACAACAAGCAGTTGATGGAACAGAGAATGTCTGATAAATTAATTGATAATGTAGAGTTTGCAACAAAAAATAAAAGAACAATTTCTCAGACTCCTGCTCCTAGAAAAGACCAAGTTAAAGGTTCTAGTAAAAATAAAAAAGGTTCTGCATCAGGTTCTCGTAAAGTTGTTTTCTCTAAAGCGGTAGAAAATTCTCTTAAAGAAAAAGCATCTAAACATAATGAAAAAAGTCCTAAAGGAAGAAGAGCAACTTTAGGTATGTTAAAAGCAGTTTATCGTCGCGGTGCTGGAGCGTTCTCTGTTTCACATCGTCCTGGTATGAACCGTAATCAGTGGGCAATGGCACGAGTAAATGCTTTTCTTAAACTACTTAAATCTGGTAGACCAACAAATGCTGCTTATAAGTCAGACAATGATTTGCTACCATCTTCTCATCCCCGTAGCAGTAAAAAATCAAACTCTATTACTGCAGCAGGTTTAGTTCCTGAAGAACAAGATTTAGCAAATGCATTAATCGAGATATCGCAGAAGTATGGAAAATTTAATGAAGACGAAGAAGGAATCTGGGCAGGCTACACGCCCCCTGCTGAAAATGAAGTTGCTTCTATTGGTGTTACTTGCGCCAATTGCGTTTTATATGCTGGCGGTTCAGATTGTAAAATTATTGCTCTCCCCGTTGAGCCAACAGGAAAATGCAGATTTGCTGTAATTCCTGACGGAGTTGTTAAGGTAGAAGGTAGTAAGAATTTAAATGAAGTAAAAGATGAGTTAGATGAGTATGTAATAGAACAAGAATTAAATATTCTACTAAAGAACAAAGAAGACTATGAGACAGTAGAGGATGCAATTTTTGCTATGACTGAGTATCTAGGTTATGGGTACGAAGCAGAGCCTGCAATTAGAGCAAGTTGGTTGAGAGCAGTTAAAAATGGAGAAGACCCATTCTTAAGAGCATCACTACTTGCTTCACTAGGAAAAGGCAGTTTAGACGGAGATTTGCTTCCAGTTTTAGAAGAGGAGGATGAAGCATGAGCAGAATAAGAAGAATCAGTTATGCCATCACTCCTGAGGGTCATCGTGCTAATGCTATTAAGCAAGCAGTAGGTTTAAGAGATAAAGTTTTATCAGTTGTAGACGACGCTAACTTCTCAACATCGACTGCAAGAAAGATTACTAAAAAGGCTGCCTTCTCTGTAGTTACGCGCTCTCTAGAAGAGAGTAAAGGTTTACCGCTATCTCTTCGCGAGCATTTAGCAATGAAGGAACTTAATAAATACATATCACTTGCTAAACACAACAAGAGTGATTTCTTCTACGCAACTAATACAGATTTATTACCAATCTCTCATCCACGTTCAACTCGTGAACACTCTATGACTGCAAGTGCGCTAAGAATTTCACGCTCTCGTTGGTTTGCTGCTGACCCAAGAATTACAGACGAGAGAGCAAAAGCAGTTCTTGCTTCAGCCTTTGAAGCTGTACCAGGTTCTGTAGAACATCTTTACTACACTTCAATACTGCTCTCACTTCCTCAAGGAATGATTCCTGGCGATGCTTTGATTGCAGCAACTGATGGAAACTCTTCTGCGTCCCGCAGTGAGCGTGCTAGACGGCAACGTCGTGACCGTAAAGGAAGATTTGCTTATGAAGGTGGCGGCATTCGCGCTCTTATTCGTCGTCTCAACGGGGACGTATTTGGTATTAGTGGAAGAGTAGTTGCTAACGCTAAAAATAGTAGAGATGTAGAAGTAGAGTTTCCAGATGGGAAAATCGCTGAGATTGACCCTGCTAAAGGCGAGTATGTAAAAGCCGTTCTACCTACTCCAGATGGTTACTCTCCTGAACCAATAATTCCAAGCGTAACTGATGAAGTTATAGACGAAAAAGATTTAGTTTTTGTTGATGCACCTAACGGTTGGATAAAAGATGAAAATTACAACGAGTTGGGCGATAACGTAGAAAAATATGTAGATTCTGCCAATGAGTTTGCAGTTTATTTATCTAAACAAGATGATGGGTCAAAAGAATATAGAATTGTAAATGCTGCCTCTGATGAAGAAATTGATGTAGTCAAAACTTGGGCAGATGTTCAAGACAAACTAGAAGGAAATGAAGACCAACTTCTAAATCCAAAAGCAAAACTTCCAGAAAAAGACGACTTCTTCCCTTATAAAGATAAGCAGGGTCCAAATGCTTATGAAAAACTTATGGCTGAGAAAAAAGATAGAGAAAATGCCATTGCAAATCGTGAAGCAGAGTTACAGAAAAATGCTGAAGACAGAGTAGATGCTTTAGATCGTAATGTTCCTGAAGGCTGGGAGATTAAGCAAAAAAATAATGCTCTCATGCTACGTAGACAAACAGAGCCAGCAGATTTAGAAAACGTATACAATCAAAACAATTTTGTAGCAAGAGTTATAGAGCAAGGCGAGATTTCAGTAAAAGATGTCAATGGTCTTTTAGAAGAAAAGATATACGAGAACTGGGCTTCTGTAGAAAAAGATAAAGACGCACGAGCAACTGAGTACGCTCAAAAGGCTCGCGAAGCAATTAAAAAATTCGCTGCTCCTTATGGGTACACAGAAGAAGATTTAAACAAGATTGATTCAATGTCTGCTGAAGAGATTTCTAGTTTCTTCTTAGATGAAGAACTTCAGCCAGAAGGATTTGCTGATGCATTAGATGACTATATGAATTCAGATATGGTCGAC